GGAGAGTCTGAAAAAGCCGCCGGAGCTGATGCAGAAAAAGCCAGACAGCATGCTGAAAAGGCCAGGCTGGCGCAGGAGAGCGCCGGAGAGATCCTTAAGCGGGCAGAGGCTGCCACTGTCAGTGCTGAAGAGGCCAGACGTATGGCTGAGAATGCACGGGGGCCCCGGGGGCCTCAGGGAGAAACTGGTCCGAAGGGGGATGTCGGTCCTAAAGGCGAAACAGGTCCAGTGGGCCCTCAAGGGCCCGCAGGGCCGAAAGGTGAGCGTGGTGACGTTGGTGCTCAGGGGGCTGTAGGGCCCGCTGGTCCGCGTGGTGAGAAGGGCGAACAGGGGGAGCGAGGACCGCAGGGAATACCAGGCCTGAAGGGGGATACCGGAGAGCGGGGGCCTAAAGGGGACCAGGGGGATATGGGGCCAAAAGGCGAGAAAGGTGATCCGGGAGGTCCTGCAGGCCCGCAAGGTCCTAAAGGTGAACGAGGAGAAGCCGGACCACAGGGACCGATGGGAGCACGAGGTGAGCGTGGGGAGACTGGCCCCCGAGGTGAACCAGGTCCTGCAGGTCCGAGAGGCGAACGAGGAGAGACCGGACCTCAGGGACCTCGTGGAGAGCCAGGTCCGGCAGGCAGCGCTGCAAATGTGGCTGATGCGACGACGGCACAGAAGGGAATTGTGCAGTTAAGCAGCGCAACGGACAGTGATGATGAAGCGAAGGCAGCCACCCCGAAAGCGGTGAAAGCGGCAATGGATGTGGCAAATGAAGCGAAAACAAAGGCAGAAGAGGCTGCAGCAGGAGGTGGTGTTCCCGGTCCGAAAGGAGATAAAGGGGACTCGGGGCCAGCAGGTCCGGCTGGGCCGAGGGGCGTTCAGGGACCGAAAGGTGATCCCGGCCCCCAGGGACCAAAGGGGGATACTGGCGCTGCTGGGGCAAAGGGTGAGAAAGGAGCCACCGGCGCAACCGGGCCACAGGGACCTAAAGGGGATACGGGAGCCGCAGGCCCGGCAGGACCGCAGGGACCTAAAGGGGATACGGGAGCTGCAGGCCCGGCAGGCGCACAGGGACCAAAAGGTGACAAAGGCGATCCGGGGGTGGCTGGACCAGCAGGTCCGGCAGGTGCGCCGGGGCCGAAAGGCGATAAAGGTGATCCGGGAGTAGCAGGTCCAGCAGGTCCGGAAGGGCCGCAGGGACCGAAGGGAGACACTGGAGCCCCCGGGCAAGGAACAGAACTGCTTACTACTGCCAATACATGGACTCAGGCACAAACTTTTAATGGTGGTATTAATGGAAATTTGACGGTAAACGGAAACGGATCATTTAACGATGTTCAGATCCGCTCGGATAAACGCAACAAGCGAAATCTGGTAAAACTGGATAATGCGTTAGATCGTCTGGAGGCACTTACTGGTTATCTTTACGAGATACAGTACTCTGCCGACGGTTGGCAAACGTCGGTTGGTTTAATTGCTCAGGATGCACAAAAAGCCTTGCCTGAACTGGTAACTGAAGACGCAGACGTTATATCTGGTGAAAAACGTCTGCGTCTTAACTACAACGGCATAATTGCATTGTTAGTCGAAGGCTTTAAAACACTTCGTCATGAGATTAAAGAACTCCGGGAGAAGTAAACGACAGCTGTTGTAGTTTCTGGTTTCTACTGAATTTAAATTGTGGGGATGATACTCACCTCACGAATTTCAGAAGGATATATGAAATGGGGATAACATCGGGATGGGTAGGTTCTTCGGCTAAGAGCGAAACAGGTGAGCAATGGATGGGGGCTGCTGGCACTAAACTAGGATTGGATAAACCTTTTATGATGAGTCAAATGGTGGGGCGAGCTATGGGTTGTAAAATAGAAACCGCTTACTATAAATGGAACTCTTCGGATCAAGTTGAAAACTGGGGGGCGGTTGGAGCTGATTGGCCATTAGAAGAAAAAAGCAAAGGGACAATTACAAACGCTGAAAACTGTGGTTCTGGGAGACTGGTGGGGGCTGTCGTTACACTTTCTCACTTTTTGACGAACTCTACACCGACAGCTGCTGTTTATTTATCCGGTGGTAAAGCAGGTAACATCACCGTAAACGTAGGTGGTGCTACACAAACCATGATTTATCAGGGCGTTGTTAGTGGGTTCCAGTATTACTGGTCAGGTTCTGTTAGTTCCGCTTTCGTGGAGGCAATGAAAAAGACGGGAGTAACCCAGGATCTAAAAATTAGTTAAATGGTAAATGAATAATTTTAAAAACTTCACGTTCTACATACCGGAGACGCCGGATATATAGGATATTGTTTTAAGTTGCCAGAGAAATTTTTCCGGACGGATGCTGATAATAATGATGTAATTTTTCAAGATTTCTGGAAATCTGTATTCTGCACAGGCGCAATTGTATGCCGCCTTTAAAACTTCAATTCAGTGACTCACCTGCCATTCAAATTTTCGGATACCAGACAACCATGCCTTATATCGATATAACAACTATGCGCGGGATGATGCCAGGCGTTATTGCATCTATGCTGCCAGATCATTCTGCTGTACTGGCAGAAAACTGTCATTTTCGCTATGGAGTGATCACGCCTGAACACCAGATGTCAGAGGCTGAGAAAACATTCGCGATTAAGCCGAAAACCATTTTTCATTACCGTGACGATTTCTGGTTTGCATGGACGGATGTAGTGGATGTGATCCGCAGTCCGATCGCTCAGGACCCCCACGGGCGTATTTACTACACTGACGGGCGTTTTCCTAAAGTGACGGATGCAACCATTGCCACAAAAGGGGACGGGAATCATCCGGCATCATCGTATCGTCTGGGGATCCCCGCGCCGACGACAGCACCTGTCTGTACTGTTCAGCAGGGCGGTGATGTTTCTGACGATAACCCGAATGATGACGAAACCCGGTTTTATACGGAAACCTTTGTCTCAGATTATGGTGAAGAAGGTCCGCCAGGTCCGGCGTCTCTGGAGGTAACACTCCGTACTCCGGGGACTGCGGTACAGCTGACGCTGTCTCCGGTGCCATTGCAGAATGCCAGTATTAAACGCCGCCGGATTTATCGCTCTGCATCAGGTGGAGGGGAGGCGGATTTTTTACTTGTGGCTGAACTGGATGCATCCGTGCTCAGTTACACGGACAAAATACCGGGGAAAAACCTTGGACCTTCTCTGGCGACATGGGATTACCTGCCGCCGCCAGAGAATATGACAGGCCTTTGCCTGATGGCTAATGGTATTGCCGCCGGGTTTGCCGGTAATGAAGTGATGTTTTCGGAAGCGTATCTGCCGTATGCATGGCCGGAAGTGAATCGTCACACGACGGCAGAAGATATTGTGGCTATCTGTCCGCTGGGAACGTCACTGGTGGTGGCGACAAAGGGGGAGCCTTATCTGTTCAGTGGGGTATCACCGTCCACAATTTCTGGCTCCAGAATTCCTTCCATGCAGGCATGCCTGAGCCGAAGAAGTATGGTGGCGATGGAGGGATTCGTACTCTATGCCGGGACAAACGGTCTGGTATCTGTTGATGTAAACGGTAATACAGCACTGGCAACGGAAAAGATTATTTCACCTGAACAGTGGCAGAGTCAGTTTAACCCGGCGTCCATTGTGGCTTATTCCTGGCGTGGTGAGTACATTGCCTGTTACACGAAACCGGATGGTAAGCAGGATGTGTTTGTATTCAGTCCGGTGAACATGGATATCCGTTATCTCAGTACACCGTTTGACTGCGCATGGGTTGATCTCGCGAAAGATATGATGCGCGTGGTGACAGGAGACAAAATGTCAGTGCTTGCCGGGGGCTCTCTGCCCTCCACGATAAGGTGGCATTCAAAAATTTTTTCATTACCTGAAAGAACCTCTTTTTCCTGTATCAGGGTGAAATCTCCGGCGCCTGAGCGGGTGGGGATCACCATTATGGCTGATGATGTTCCTGTGATTAATTTTGCGCCGGGTACGTTTAAGGGAAGTGTGGTGAGACTTCCGGCAGCAACCGGGCAAAACTGGCAGGTGATGGTATCCGGATTCGGGCAGGTGGAACGAATAACCCTGAGTACATCGATGTCGGAGATGCCGGTATGACCAGAAAACCGTGGCGTGCGGGGAAGGATTTATCCACAGTTGTGGAGAACATGGAAATTGGCACCGGGCAGCGTGGTGACGGACGCCACGCATTTGTGACCCGTGAGGAACTGGTTGGTCTTAAACTCGCCCGGCGTCGAACATCGGGTGGTGCCTCATATGCACTGAATCCGGGTATTGAGATTGACAGTACTTTAATGACTGTTGATTTTCCCACAAAACCGCTGAATTTTAAGGCGACAGGAGGATTTGGCTCGGTTCTTCTTGAATGGGATATGCCTAATTATCGCGGACATTCACTGACTGAAATCTGGCGGGGTACGGAGGATGACCTTGCTGATGCAGTGCTGGTTGCCACGACGCCGGGGCAGGTTTACGGCGATCCGGTTGACCCTGGCTGGTCGGGATTTTACTGGATACGTTTTGTTAACGCGGCAGGAGTGAAAGGTCCATGGAATGCTGAAAAAGGCACTCAGGCACAAACACAGATCGGCGTGAAGGCCATCATTGACCAGATCCGCGATGAGGCTGCAAAGTCGCCGGTTGTGTCCGAGCTGCGTAAAGAAATAAAAAACGCGCAGGGGCAGGCTGTAAAGGATGCTGCAATTAAGACAACCGAAGTTGTGGGGACTCTCAGGGAAGAAACGACAAGAACGATTGGTGGTATTGAAACCCGCATTAGCACACTGGATTCGTCAACCAGTGAATCGCTTAATGAGGTCGACAAGCGCATCACTAAACTGGATAAAGAAGGCGGTGAGGCGTTTCTGGCAATGTGGTCAAAAAAAGCGGGAGTTGATGGTATCACTGCGGGGATCGGGATTGTCGCCGGAAAAGACAGTGAAGGCAGGCCTGTAAGTCAGGTTGCAATTTCTGCGTCGCAGTTGTTTGTCTTTGACCCGAACAACCCGGATAACACCGCCTATCCGTTTGCGGTATCAGGTGGCAAGGTTGTGATCCCGAAAGCGATGATTTATGACGCGGTGATTGAAACACTGGTGTCGCGGAAGGTTGTGGCGGATGAGGTAAAAGCCGGGGTAAGTATCACTTCGCCAGTTATCCGGAGTGCCGTTATTCAGAACGGAAACTTTCAGGTTGATTCTCAGGGTAACCTGAATATTGGAGGCCTTTTCAGTGTTACGTCACAAGGGCAACTGACAATTCGTTACTCTAATCAGAATGTAGGACTGGTGATCCGCAATGATAAAATTGAGGTTTATGATCAGAATGGACGACTGGCTGTTCGCATAGGCAGATTACGCTGATCAGGAGGTGAGTATTGGAATACGGTTTTGCCATTTATAACAGAAATAACGTTAATGTTACGGGCGTGCTGACTCCAGTATTTTTCCTGGACAGATTTACAGCGGAGTCTGGCTCAAAGACGTACACTAATAAACCCGACGGGAAATCATTGCAGGCTGTATGTTGTTTATTTCCCTGGAATAATGTATTTGCGGATCGGAAAGTACCGAAGATAACCATTAATGACAATACGGTGACGTGGTCGAATCTTGAGCAGGGTATGGGATCTTATATTTATACATTCTGGGGATAAGTGTTATGTACGGTTTGAGCATTATGAAGCCGGATGGCAGCGTATGGATAAGTCCAGGTTTTACGCCGCAGTGTCTGATCAACAAAGGCACCATACCGGCGACTGAAAAGTCTTTTTTTAAAACATCAATCCCGTCAGGCAAAAGTTGTTTTTTCTTTATCAGAACAGAGAAGAAGGCCGATGTCATGTACACGCATGAACAGATTGATGGATATCATGCACTAAGGCTTCATGTAATTGTCAGGGGAACGAACCCTGGTGTTACGACGGTTTATGCTTTCGCGAATATGGTTACTCCACCTTCTGAGTATGGTATCGCCATGTATAACCCGGACGGTGAGATGATTTATCATGGCGAAATGATGCTGCTTGACGCGAAGTTAATACCTGTTGATATCAAATTTGAAAAGGACCTTGGATATCCATGCGCAATCATGCCTGCACTGGTCGGGTATTATAACTGGAAAAGAACTCCTTATGATCGACCGATTTATACCACATCCACTGGTGCTACAGGAAATAAAATATATTCCTGTGAGCATTATTCCGGTGGTGCAACATGGGATATTCGAAAGCCGTATATAGATAAGGTCCTGGTTATTAATACATCAGTATATGATTAGTTGAAGCGAGTCTTTAATATTCATTTAAAATGTCTAAAAAGATGTATTATTAAAAAGTTTAGCGTGTTATCTGAATACAGGATATCTTAAATGAAGAGTATAGCAACACTGGTTGTGTGTGCAATCTCCGGGATTGCCTGTGTAAATTTATCTGCACATGCAGCAGAAGGAGAGCATACAATTTCTCTGGGGTATGCGCACTTTCAGTTTCCGGGACTGAAGGATTTTGTAAAGGATGCGACTGCTCATAACAGGGAGACTTTCAGTCATTTCGTCAACAGAAACTACTTTTCTTCATTGGGCGAATATACAGATGGTCGGGTCAGTGGATATGAAGGCAAGGATAAAAATCCACAGGGCATTAATATCAGGTATCGCTACGAGATAACGGATGATTTTGGCGTTATCACCTCTTTTACATGGACGCGTTCTCTCACTAACTCACAGACATTTATTGATGTGCAGTCAGCCGATCATACCAGGAAGATTAAGAATCCGGCAGCTTCTGCCAGAACGGATATCAGGGCGAATTACTGGAGTCTGTTAGCGGGGCCTTCATGGCGGGTTAATCAGTACATGAGTTTATATGCGATGGCAGGGATGGGCGTTGCTAAAGTTAGCGCTGACCTGAAAATTAAGGACAATATTAACAGTAGTGGCGGATTTTCTGAAAGCAACAGCACGAAAAAAACCTCCCTTGCGTGGGCTGCAGGTGCACAGTTTAACCTGAATGAGAGTGTTACACTGGATGTGGCTTACGAAGGTTCCGGCTCTGGCGACTGGCGCACGAGTGGCGTTACTGCTGGCATTGGCCTGAAATTCTGACCTGTATCCGGTAACCGTTTACTACCCGCTGTGATGGCGGGTTTTTTATTGCCCGTACAGGGCAAAAACCGTAAATTATGCGTGGATGCCTTTCGGCTGATGGCTGGAGGGTGAACCTGAAGGCCTGATGTGGAAAGGCCCCGAGTCAACTTAACGTTAACCCGAGGCCCTAACACTTCGTACCTTAAGCAAGTAGAAGGTTAGCGCCTCTCTGTAAAAGGAGTCAAGCGCTATGTCGCAAAAATCGCTTATCACCGTCACAATTTGCATGACGGTTATCTTCACCATCTGGATGTTGCACGGTTCACTGTGTGAGTTCCGGCTGAATTTGTGGGGAGCGGAGTTTGCGGCGTTCTTACAGTGTAAGCAGTAGGAAAACCGCGACGGGGACGAGAGTCCCCGTCAACTGGTTGCTGAGGTTCAGCCGATATGGCACCCGTTTCAGGTGAGAGAATGAACGATAAAATTCTCTGGTATATGCAGCGTGTTGTGAGAAATTCCCGCAACCCTGAATTTATGAATGAAGTTAAAGACGCCTGCCTTAAAAAGCAGGCGTTTTGTTTTGAGGCACCTGATGGCTTTTTGGTGCTGCGTTCTGTGCTCAGTGCTGATGGTATCCCTTATGTTCTGGTGTTGCTGGGCGTGTGTACGGGGAGTAACAGCGTTGAGCGTTACCTGCCGGAGGTGAAGACATTAACCCATCTGGCTGGCGGACGCTGGGCTGAGTTCCATACGGCAAGGCGGGGATTTATCCGGCTGGGAAAACGACTGGGCTTTGAGCGAATGCCGGATGATGAGGATGGCTTCATGGTGTTCAGGATAGCGGTCTGACTGCTACAGTTTTCATCATTGTGTTTAAACCAACATTGTAATTCACATTCTGACCCTGCTCCGGCAGGGTTTTTTGTTATCCAGGGGGCCATTATGGGTGGAAGTAAAGGCGGTGGTGATACCAAAGTAAAACCAACAGCAGCGCAAATAGCACAGGAAGAAGTGGCCTGGAAAGGGTGGCAGGATTATCAAAAAATCCTCCGCCCGGCTGAAGATAACTTCATGGAAAAGGTCGATAACCTTAACAGTGAGCAGCAGTACGACAATATTGCTGGCACCACAAATCTGGGGTATCAGAAACAGTTTGGCGAAGCACGGAAGGAGCTGGCGGGTAATCTTACTCAGTCCGGTGTTGACCCGTCCAGTGGTCGCTTTAACGCGGTAATGAATGCGAACCAGAGTGATCAGGTAACCGGGCAGATTGACACAACCACACGGGGGCAGGTATCGCAGGCAGATAAGTATGTTGCCGGGCTACAGGATGTTGCCGCTCTCGGTTCTGGTCAGAAGGCGGATGCGTTACAGAGTTTTAACTCTCTGGCAGACAGCAGTCTGGCAAAAGCTAAATCGGATGCACAGGCGGCGTTTACGAAACAGCAGGGGCGAGCCTCTCTTGTTGGCGCTGGTCTGGGTGCGGCAGGTGCATATGCGATGCATAAGGCTGGCGGTAGCGGAGGAAGTGGCGGTGCTAAAACACCTGGCACCGGCGCTAATGCCATTCAGCATCAGGCTCAGAACTGGAGACTGTGATTATGGAGTACGGTAAATACGAAACACTTGCAAGATACGGTTATACCGGAGCAGCCCGCCCTCAGGGGGACTGGCAGACATCCGCAGCGCTGACCCGCCAGCAATACGACGACTGGCGCACCAGATATTTACCCCGTGTAGCAAGGCTGGCTGACCTTGGGGAGAACAACAGTCTGATGAATGCACAGCTTGCACGGGTGGGAGGCCTTGCCACTTCCAGTCTCCGTACAGCGCAGATGGCGCAGGATAACCAGATGGCGAGATACGGGGTAAACCGCCCGGATAATCCCGACAGTAATACGCTGGGGTTACGTAATGCCCTGGCAATTGCTGGCGCGAAAAATGGTATCCGTGAAGCCGAACAGGATCGCCAGATGAATATTCTGACGGGGGCTTCTGCACCGGCAAGACAGAAACTGAGTGTTGGCGGCCAACTGGTGGCAGCGTAAGGGGGCAATATGGGATACGGTTTACTGGATATTGCAAATCAGTCGCGGCGTGAGGCATTACAGGGAATAAGTGACGCAGACAGACGACGTGAAGAAATTGAGGCTGCGAACAAACAGATGGCGGCGCAACAGAAAGCGCAGAACAAGCAGAATATCGGTACGGGCATTGGTACGGGGGCGGCTATTGGCGCATCCGTTGGTGGTCCTGTTGGTGCTGTTGCTGGAGCAGTAATTGGCGGCATTGCTGGTTCTTTGTTTTAAGGAGTGGTGAATGAGCGGATTTGCACAGGGGTTACTTGCCGGATTCAGCACCGTTGACCAGGCAATGACCCGTCGTAAGGAGCTTGGTCTGCGTGAAGCACAGCTTGCCCGGCAACAGAAAAATAACGAGCGCGATTTTGAGTTTGCGCAGTCTCAGTTTGAACATAATAAAAACGTTGATCAGCGGAACTTTGATTACAGAGCCAAAGTTGACGACCGTAATTATGCACTGAAGGAAAGGGAGTTTAACGCTAACCAGAATTACCGGAATGCGTCACTGGGTATGGAGCAGCAGCGACTCCAGTTGCAGAAATACAACCAGCGACGGCTTGAGTATAACGATATGATTGCCCATAGCCAGCCACTAATGGAAGCGCTTGGAAAAGCAATTGAGGCTGGCGATCAGGAGGCTGCAACGCGTCTGTTCGGGCAGCTGCCAAAGGGACATCCATTAATTCTTATGTCAAACGAAGGCTATGCAGCGAAAGCGGGTCAGGCCGTGATCAACCTGCAAAAAATCTTTGGTGATAAGCCGGACATGGCGATCGATTCGCTGAATACCCCGGAAAATCTCGATGTGCTTTCCGGCGTGTTTGCCCCGGAACTACAACAGCGTATTGGCATGCCTGATTCAACCGGGGAAAAAACGATAAAAGAGGCCAGGATTGGCAGTATCGTACCAGCGCAGCAGGAAGGGTACGTACTTATTGGCCTTGATCTCACATACAGCGATGGCTCCACCGCGCATAAACCTGTAACAGAATACGGCAGTGCGCACCCTGATGATCAAACCGTGCTGGCGATACCCGTTGATAAGGCTATCGCTCAGGTCAGGGATCGCAGCAAATTTGCAGAGATATCGAAAAATTATGGTTATTTTATGCCGAAGCAGCAGGGACTTTCTCTGAAAGAGCTTCAGAAGGGGGCCAGCAACGTAGCGGCGGACGCGATCAAGAATGGCGGTAATGCTCAGGCTGCGGTGGATGAATATTATGCTGCGACTGGTTCACAACCGCATCAACAGAAAATTCAGCAACAAAAACTTCAGCAACAGGTTATCAACTGGGCGGGAGATGATCCTGATAAGCTGTCATTTGCCAGAAATGTAGCGGCCCGTCAGCCTGAAATGCTGGAACCTCAGAATCAGAAATTGCTGGAGAACGGGTATGCGAATTTTCTCCGTATTCAAAAGGCCAGGGGGGAACAGGCCAGAGATGAAAGTGCTTCATCTGCATCTCAGTTTATCCGTGGACTGAAACAGAATTACGCCCAGTAATTCACGATATTCCATTAATACCATTTCCTGATGCCCGGCCATTGTGCCGGGTTTTTTTATGGAGTCTGTATGGCCTATTCAGAGGAACAGCGTCCTGAGGCGCAACTCGGTAACCAGAATCGTAACAGCCTGAACATTCAGCAACCCGGCGAAACTGACAGCTATGAAGCATTTTTCTCTGATCCGAATCGCTGGAAGGATAACAGTACGTCGTTCAGCCTGGGCGATGTATTGCCAACAATGGGTAAAGGTTTCGCCCAGTCCGTCCGGGGAACAGGGGAAATGGCCCGTGGACTCGGTGATGCGATGATTCAGAGCCCGGTAAAAACAGGGGCGCGTATTTTAAATGAGTTTAGCCGTATGGGGCTGCCGGGTGTCGCAACTGTGCAGGATATTTTTGCCGGTGGCAGCAGGGGGGCTGATGAGGTCATCGATACCCTGCCTGATGGCAAAAACGCGGTTACTGATACTGTCGGTAAAGGTCTGAAGGCAACCGGTAAGGCTGTCAGTGATGGTGCCAAAGCCACTGATGAATGGCTGACCGGTAAGATGTCGCCGGGTGCAGTTCGTGCGCTGAATACGCCGATGACCGAAGGCTATAATGATTCTGCGGTCTGGGTGGCGAAGGGTGTAAACCTGATTGGTGCGCTTGTACCTGATATGGTTGCTGGCGGTGTGGCTAGAAAGGTGGGTGATGTCACACTGCGAAAAATGCTGACCGCCGGGCTGGAGAAAAAATACATCGCGGCAGGGATGCAGCCGGAAAGAGCCACGGCACTGGCAGCAGAAGCTGTCGATAAAAAAATGCCGGATTTATTCCAGGCGGGCCTGATCACCCATTCCACTGTAAGTGCACAGGGGCAGAGTGCAATGGCGGCAGCAGATGCTGTTCTTAATGCTGATTACTCTGAGCTGGCGCAGTCACCGAAATTTCAGCAGACGTTTTTGTCCATTGACGCCGACCCGCAGCACGCACAGCTTACTGATCGCCAGAAAATGGATCTGGCAAAAGAGCGTGTTGCCGATGAGGTGCGCGCGCAGCTGGCAACCGATCCTGAATTGCTGGCTGTGAATGCCATGGCGGCAAAACTGGGTGACGCACAACTGTTTAATCTGGTGACACGAGGCACAGCGAAGACCGTTAAAAGCGGCATTGTCAGAAATGCCACTGCACAGGGGGCGATTAATGCGGCGCAGGGCGGCTATTCACGCTATCAGGAAAACACGGCATTGCGTGAGACCGCCGGAATGGATGTATCGCCATGGGAGGGCGTGGCTGACGCAACGATCGAAGGTGCTGCCCTTGGTGCTGCGATGGGGGCTCCATTCGGTGCGGTTGCCGGATATCGTGGCAGACGTCAGGCCGCAGAAGAAACCGCCATGCGTGATGCTGAAACCGTGCAGCAGGACGACGCAGCCCCGCAACCAGAATCTGTTGATCCGGTGGCGCAGCAGCGTGAATCCATGCAGGGCATGAATCGCGAGCAGCTTCTGGAGCAGTATGCTGATGCGGATATGGCAACAGAGGGTGACGCATCCGCAGCTCATCGCCGGGAAGCTGCCAGCCAGTTGTTGAATGAACTGGACGAACAGACGAAGCGACAGGCTGTGATGAATGAGCTGAAGGCGAAGCCGCGTTCTGAACTGCTTGAGGAATACCGCAGACTCAGCCAGAAAGAGGGGCGCACCGAGACTGAAGAACAACAGTTTCAGGCAATACGAGAAGTCATTCGCCCACAACAGGAAGTGACGCCGGAAGCACAGTCACAGCCTGAAAATGCGGAGGATGGTAACGGGAGCATTTACCCGACGGTGCGGTTCCGGGACCCGAATGAAGTCCGCATTGAAATTAACGGGAATGGTGCGTCCAGACCAGCGGAACGCATTGAGAAGGTGCGCCCGGACAACCGTTATTTCACGGATGAGAAAAGCGCCATGGGGAGTGATGTTTTCCGTAATGCCGCCGCCACCGGCCTGAAACCGTCCGTAGTGAAGAAAGGCGAGAATCAGTATGCCGTTGAAATGGATAATCCTGCGTTCTCTGAAGATGTGGCAACGGAAACCATTAACACCCTGGCTGACAGAGAGCGTATTGCTGATGCTGACCCGATGGAGCAGCCCGCGTTCATGCGTGACCCGCGATTCCGTGGTTTCACGGGGGATGATACGGAGGTACAGGCCCGCCTTGCCCGTGGCAACGCGCCGACGGCGGAGGAGCTTGTACGTTCACAGATGGCTGAAGGTGATGCCGGTCCGACAGCACAGGAGTTAACTGAGCGTCCGCGCCTGCCCGCTCCCGGCGATATTCATCCCGGACAGGGATATCCGTTACCGGGAGAAGTGGCGCGTACGCCGGATGAAAATCAGGCCGGACGTGGTGGTCGTTTTACCACAACCGGTGAGGTTAAGGGCCAGAGTTTCCAGAAAGGACAAGCTCCGGCACCGGAAAACGCCGCTGGTCGCCAGGGGGAAACACTCGAGGGTGAAATGGTTCGTCGTGGTCTGCCGTCACCGGATGCGCAGAACGCGACAGCACCGGTACGTGAAGGGCTACCGGCTCCGGACATTACACACAATGTCCGTATGCCTCAGCCTGATCAGCTTCCCCGAACTGTTCGTAACTCATTGCCTGAGCTCGCACAGCAGGCAGAAGTACGTCGACAGGCCGGAGGAAATCGTGACATCCCGCAGCCTGAGACAATCGCACCTGAATCTGAAACAACTGTCTCTACTGACAGGGAAGCTACTGTGCGCGGAGGTGAAGTCAGGGGCAAAAAAATTGAAGACTTTGGCGAGGAAATTAAAGGGGCAGCCAAACACCGTTATGCACAGCTTGCTGAAACACTGGGTAAAACGCTGGAAGACAGGGATTATGCCACGCAGCCGCTGAGCAAACTGTTCCCGAAACCGGACTACGCAAAACTGGCGAGCGAAGGGGCTGATGCTGACACCCTGGCAATGATAGCGCTGTATCGTAGCGATATTCCGGCGAAGACGAAACACAATACGGCTGGCTGGGGGGAGAGCGTAAAAAAAGTACGACACAGTGTATCGGAAATGCTTAACGGAACGGTCAGCGCGAAACGCCTCGCAGAATGGATGGAAGGCAGAATGCCCTCCCGTTACGCGGATACCTGGCAACTGTTACGCACTCTGCCACCCTCACAGATGGACAAGGCTTCTGCTTATCGGGTGGTATCGGGTGTGTATCAGGCGGCAGGAGGGAAGCGTTACGATCCGCCACAGAAACTTTATTCACTGCGCAATAAGGACAATAAGGGGACTAACCTCTTTTTCTCGGAAAGCAGGGATGAATTACTGACAAAGGCGAAAGTCTGGTTTGCAGAGCTGGAGGAAAAGTCACAGGCGAAAGGAGATGAAAAAACGGCACCGTCACCGGATGACAAAATCCGCTTTGACGTTTACCGGAATACCCGCAGTGGCGATATTTTTATCGCTTATGGCAAAAACAAAATGCGGGTGAGAGGTGGCTTTAAGTCAGCCAGTGATGCGCGTAAGTACATTGATTCACATCGTGATGAGCTTGTTCGTCATGTGAAGGAGATGCGGGAGATTTCGCGTGAGGAGCAGCGTAACGCCACCAACCGCGACCGTACCGGACCAGAACGCCGTAAAGGGGATGTTTCACCGGAGCAGTTCAGTGATGCGTTTGGTTTCCGTGGTGTGCAGTTTGGTAACTACGTGGAAGGTCCGCGTCGTCAGGCTGATTTGAACCGGGCTTATGACTCGCTGCATGACCTTGCGGAAGTATTGAATGTACCGACAAAAGCGCTTTCCCTGAACGGTCGTCTTGGCCTGGCATTTGGTGCCCGTGGTAAGGGTAAGGCGGCAGCACACTATGAGCCGGGTGAGGTGGCAATCAACCTGACAAAAGGTAACGGACCGGGTGCGCTGGCGCACGAATGGTTCCATTCTCTGGATAATTATTTTGGTCGTTATGACGTTTCCAATGACGGGAAAATTACGTCAGGTGGCGACTTTATGACGGAAGCACAGCGTGTCAGGCGCATATTTAAAGACGGCAGGTATGTTGATGCTGAATATCCGGTACGTCAGGAGGTTTACGATGCTTTTAAAGGTGTGATTCAGGCCATTAAAAACAGTGACATGCCGCGTCGTTCAGTGCTTCTCGATGAGGTGCGCTCAAAACCGTACTGGTCAACGGATGTTGAAATGGCGGCACGTGCCTTTGAGCGTTATGTTCAGGATAAGGCGCGTATGGCTGGCGTGGAGAATGATTATCTGGTCAATATCCGTAAGGCACCTGAGCACAACACAGATAACACCTGGGCTTATCCGACGAATGCGGAACTGGATGGCGGTATTCGTGAGGCATTCGATCACCTGTTCCGCACCCTGAAAACCCGTGAGACGGACAAGGGCGTTGCGTTTTATTCCCGTAAGGGCGTTACCCGCACACCTGAAGGTAATCTCATTTCGGATGTTAACCGTAGTGCGGAAGCCAAAGGCAGCCCGGTCCCGCAGGTTGAAGCGGTTGCCCGTGGCGTGATGAGCGGCATTAAGGACAGTGACCTGAAGGTCCGTGTGGTGAAGTCACAGAAAGAGGCTGAAGCGCTGGCGGGTGAATTGTTCGATGGTTACGGCAGGGTGCACGCATTCTATCGTCCGGATAAACGAGAAATTGTCCTGGTGGCGGATAACATCCCTGACGGGCGGACCGTTCGCGAGAAGCTGCGTCACGAGATCATTCACCATGCCATGGAGCATGTTGTCACACCAGCGGAATATCAGACGATTATCAAAACCGTGCTGAAAACCCGCGACAGTGATAACGTCACCATCCGTGAAGCCTGGCGTAAGGTTGATGCTTCCTATGGTAAGGAATCACCGGAAGTACAGGCGGGTGAATTTCTGGCACATATGGCGGAGAAACAGCCGAATAAATTCGTGGCGGCATGGGAGCGTGTTGTTGCCCTGGTCAAAGGGGTACTGCGTCGTACGGGGTTACTGAAGCCGACGGAACTGAACGATATCAGACTTGTTCGCGAGACCATCCGTACGTTAGGCCAGCGTGTGCGGGAAGGTTACACGCCGCGTGAGGATGGCGCGGGCGCATCGTCTCAGTACTCCCGTAGTGGTAAACGTGATCCGTTCAAAGTGCCGGAAGGTGAGGGCGAGCGTTATCGTGATGACCTTGCCAGAATGATGAAATCTCTGCGCACCACAGATTTAACGGTAAACATCGGGCGTACGCCGCCGGTATTGCGTCACCTTGGTGCACCGGATTTGCCGCTGGTTATTTCCCGCGATACTGTGCGGAAGGCCACCAATGGTGTGAAACATGTGGTGCCGATGGATGTTATCGAGAGACTACCGGAACTGATGCACGATCCGGATGCAATTTACCGCTCAGCGACAGAAAGAAATGCGGTTGTGATGCTGCTTGATGCCGTGGATAAAAATGGTGATCCGGTGGTGTCAGCGGTACACATGAAGGCTGTCCGGTCGCGTCTGGAAATCAACAAGGTAGCTTCTGTTTACGGTACAGAAAATGGAAAAAAACTGAAGAGTATGGAAATGACCGGGTTAACGTTGTACCGGAGAGAAAAATTAAGCCGCGATAACCTTCTGCACAGAGGGCTCCAATTGCCCAAAGGGGAACATTCTTATCGCGGCTCTGCGGATAAAATACTCTATCCTGAAGATATTCGCAAGGGGCCGTATTACTCCCGTACCAGCAGTCTGACACCGGAAGAGACAATTGCATCGCGTTTTGTGCGCCAGATGCAGGATAAATTCCAGGTGCTGAAAGCTGTTCAGGAGAATATCCGTAAAACTGGCGGCAAAGTGGACGACAGTAACAACGCTTATATGGCGGAAGAACTCTTCCACGGGAAGGCGGAAAACGACCTGAACGTGATGAAGGAGCGCTACGTTCAGCCACTGGCTAAATTACTGGCGGACTACAAAATTGCGCAGGCCGATCTGGATGAGTACCTCTACGCCCGTCACGCGCCGGAACGTAACGCGCATATCGCGAAAATCAACCCGAAAATGCCGGACGGCGGTTCGGGGATGACCAACGCGGAAGCGGCGGAAATCATGCAGCGTGTACGTAACAGTGGCAAACAGGCACAGTATGACCGTCTGGCAGGGATTATTGACGATATGCTGGCCCGTCGCCGTGAGCTTATCCGTGAGGCCGGACTTGAAGAGAACGGTGTGGTGGATGCCTGGCAGAACGCCTACCGTTACTACGTTCCCCTGAAAGGTCAGGATGTTGACGGTGTGGTGTCACTGCCCCGTACAGGTAAGGGCTTCACCATCGGCGGACGTGAAAGCAGGCAGGCCATGGGGCGTGCATCCCGGGCACAGTCTCCGTCCACTCAGGCGATACAGGACCTGAGCGAATCGCTGATCCGCCATCGCAAAAACGAAGTGGGTAACGCCTTCCTGAAACTGGTGCAGGATAATCCCGACAAGGATTACTGGCAGGTATTCACCGATGACAGACCGGATACCATGCGGACGATTGCAGAGCGCAAGGACCAGGAAACTGGTGAAACCATTCGCGAAGTTGTCGAACGCCCTGTACCGATGGCAATGATGGCAGACCGGTACTTCACCACCAAAAAGAACGGCAAAACGTACTACATCAAACTCCATGATCCGCGCCTGATGCGTGCGATGAAGAGTATGGGACCGGAAACCAGCAATGCCTTTGTTCGTACGCTGGGGAAAGTTAACCGCTTCCTGGCAACGGTGAACACGTCGTATAACCCGGAATTCCTGGTCAGTAACTTCATCCGTGACGTGCAGACGGCGGTGATGAACCTGAAGGCGGAGCAGGGAAGGAGCGACGGTAAACTGAAAGGGCTGGATAACTTATCCGCCCTGGCTGTGGTGAAAGACAGCCGTTCTGCCATGTCAGCCGTATACGCCAGTCTGCGTGGTAAAACCCTCACGGGAAAAGGTGCACAGTGGCAGAAGGTGTGGAAAGAGTTTGTTGAGGACGGAGGGAAAACCGGCTGGTTTAACATGGGTGACCTTGAAGGCCAGCAGAAGGAAATGGATCGCCTTGTCTCACTGGCGAAGGGGGGATGGAAAGGCCAGAGTATCGGTGCATGGAATTCGTTCCTTAACCTTGTCGAGGATGCCAACGGTGCGGTTGAAAACGCTCTGCGTCTTTCTGCCTATAAGCACGCCCGTGATGCCGGTTTGTCACGCCAGCAGGCGGCGTCTCTTGCCAAAAACATGACGGTGAACTTTAACCGTCGTGGTGAGCAGGGAGCGCTGATGAACTCGCTGTACATGTTCGCCAACGCCAGCATTCAGGGGACCGCAAACCTGGTGAGAACGCTCGGACATCTTAATGGCGACGGGCCGTTACTGGAGCGCCTTCGCTGGAAGAATCTCAATGTACCGCAGAAAATCGCGCTTGCAGCTGTGGGAGCGGGTTATCTGCTTGGCTCGCTTAACCGCAGTGTTGCGGGGGAGGATGATGACGGGGTTAACTGGTATGACAAGGTGCCGTCTCATGTGAAAGAGCGTAACCTCGTCATTATGAAATCGGTGTTCGGGGGCAAGGCCGGAGAGTACTGGAGTATTCCTCTGCCTTACGGGTACAACGTTTTCTTCCTGCTCGGGCATACCGCTGAAGGTGTGGCGGCGGGTGACCTGACGGCGTCCCGTGCTGCCGGTAATGTTGTTGGTGGTGTGCTTGGTGCATTCAGCCCGATTGGCAGTGAGACGTCGGAAACACTGTCCGGGGCATTGCTGAAAAATGCAGCGCCGACCATTCTGCGTCCGTTTGCGAACCTTGCCATGAATGAAAACTTCATGGGGGCGCAGATTTACCAGGAGAACATGCCGTTTGGTACACCAAAACCTGACAGCCAGCTGGGAAGACGTTCAACGCCAGAAGCGTACAAGGCGTTTGCATCCTGGCTGAATGCGTTCTCAGGTGGCAGCCAGTACCGTTCAGGCGCGGTGGATATCACACCGGAATCGCTGAAATACTGGGTGGACTATATCTCTGGTGGTACAGGGCGCTTCATTTCCAAAACCACGGATGCGGCGGTGAAATCGCTGAACGGTATTGATATACCGGAACAGCAGGTGCCTTTCCTGGGGAAAATTTCAGGTGAGGTGATGCCGTATGTTGACCAGCAGAAGATGTACGACCGGATGACAGAGGTTGCGCAGTATCACGCAGAGCTGAAGAGTCTGACCGGCGCAGAAAGAACGGCGTTCATTGACGAGAACAACGGAAAATTGTCGATGAACGGGCTTATGCAGGATACCCGGAAGAGACTGAAGGATTTGCGTAAACAGCGTGATGCCATTTACGCCGACAGTACTCTCAGTCTGGCGCAACAGTCGGCGATGGTGAAATCGGTAGAGCGGGATATGAAAATTGCCGTGGATCGGTTTAACCGCGAGTACAACAAAAAAGTGGGAGTGGATTAACAGAAATGGCCCCGTACGGAAGTGCGGGGCTAATGTGATTGGGGAGGGTGAGGATACCTGACACATCAGAGGTGGCGAGGGATTCCTCCCTTGCAGAGGTCTTTCTTCGTTATCAGTGCCGTCACAATGACGGTAATACAGAGATGAGCAGGGTGATTAACATCGCCTTTTGCTGCTTTCAT